CAGCAGCGCATGATACATTGCATGGGTTTGGCCAGAGCCTACAACCGTGCTCCAAGTCGTCGTGCTATTCTTATACCAACCGCCCTTGCGAATTGTCGTGTCGAGCGAACCCGCTGTGATCGCCACCGTTCCGGGGCCAATACCGACCTCATTCCCGCCACTATCAAAGGCTGTGATCACTACCGTATAAGCAAAGCCGTCCACCGCGATAACGGGCGTGGGGTAGATAATGTCAAGCTGTTGATGCTGCCCAGCGGGCAAACCAGCGGTTAGGCCAAGGCTGGCCACAGATGCCGACCAAGGCGCAACCGTTGCCGCCCAGCCAGTGTCGGACGTTTGCCGGTCATTGATGTAGGGCGCACTCAAAGCGCAGCGAGCCGGTGCAAAGGTCAGCGTTGCCGCTGTAGCCGGAAGCTGGACGCGCACCCGTGATCCGGTGATAGACGCGCCTGCGGTAATGTCACTCGCGCTGCCGCCGCAATCAATCGCAGAAGGCGCAAAGCCCTTTTGGCCCGCGCCGAAGGTGTTATAGGCCCACGCCGTGTCGTCAATCGTGCCAGCCCGCGTGAAAATTGGCGTAGGGGAAAGCGCAAGCATGGCCTTGATCATGGCGATGTAGGCCGAAAGTGGCATAGTGGTTTGCGTCCCGCCAAACGGCGCGGTAGCCAGCGACCCCGCATTATTGCCCCACGCGCCCACAGAAAGCCCGTCAGCCGTGGGGGCGCTGAACACATCATTGGCACCAATCGTGCCGGTGGTGGCCGTGGGAGCCGTTGCGCCGGTTAGGCCGGTGATCGTGGGCAGGGTGTAGGTCGGAGCCGTGGCGCTGGTCGATATACCGCGATTGCCGATGCGCGCCGAGATGATCGAGCCGCCCGAAACCGTGACGAATGCCGTGTGACCAATCGGCCCGCCAGCGACAGTGAGAGCAAATTCGCCAGATACGCTTGCGCCCGTGCCAGCAGTGCCGAGGGTGATGGTCTTGACCTCGTAGGGCAGGGCGCTTGGTGTGGTAGCAAGGACGCGCTGGAAGGCTGCGGCGATGGCGGCGGCCTGCGCTTGAGCTGCCGCAAGCGCGACAAACTCCGCGCCTTCCTCATTAATCCCGCTTTCAATTGTAACACCAAGAGCGCGGAGGGTGGCTTTCTCCGGCTCATAAAGGCCAGAGCCAGAAACACCTTCTATGTTAAAATCTCGGAAAGCTGCGCCAAATCCGTTTTTGATAATGCCCATTTATGCCTCCAGCGCGGGAAAATACAGGTACTGCATAGCAGAGCGAAAGCGAGAGAGCGAGAGATCAGCTTACGCTCACCGCTTGGGCACTTGTGGGAGGAGAGGCAAGCGCCGAGGCAGAAACCGCCACAAGCCAAAGGTAATGGCTCCCCGCCGCGAGCGTGATTGTGGCGCTATCCGCCGCGCTAGGCGCTCCAGCTTGGTCGCCGCCTATTTGGCTTGCGGTGCTGAAATCGGCGGTGGTGCTTGTGTAAATCTCCACATGGTCAAAGTTTGCCTCCGGCGGGTTAATCCATGCCAGATCGGCGGAGCCGGTGCCGCCGGTTGCGGAGAATGCCGATGGCGTAGAGGGCGCGGTTTCGGCCACCGTAGGCGTGATGGTTTCCGGCGCGCTCCAATCGCTAGGGCGGCCCGCCACGGTAAGATGGCGCGCGCGCACCTCATACTCTACTCCAGTCGAAACCAGAGCCGAGAGCGCCACCCGATCATCTTGGGAGACGGTAAGCTCTAGCCAGTCGCTATCGGCGGTCGCCTTGTATTGTGCTTGGACAAGGAGCCCGGTGCGCGTAGGCACATCCCACGTTGCGCGAATGCCCACGCCGGAGCCGGTGCCTAGCGTGACTTGCACCGCCGCCAAGGTGAGGTTGGCCACCTCCTCAATCACGATTGCCACCGCCGTGGAGGGAACGTCTCCCGGCGGCGTGCCTTCCTCCTCCGCCGCGTCAAAACTGAAATCAGCCTCTTGAGCCTCCAGCAATCCAATAGAGACATTTAGGCCCGCCGGATCAATCTTGATCGAGGTAACCTCAAAGGAAAGCGCATTAATCCCCAGCTCCGAAATCGTGATGGTGATAAAGCGCTCCCCAATGGCATTTAGCCCGTAAAGGTTTGTCGTGATGGTAAGCGCCCACCGCTCCCCCAGCCTCTTAAGAATGCGCTTTCCAATGCGCTGCGCTTGGTTGTGATCCGGGCAAAAATAGCAATCGAAGCGCGAAACCTCCGCGCGGCCTAGGGCAAGGCGCGCTGGCGTGTCCACAAGCGGCGCGGCCTCCGTCTCAATATAGCCAAGGCGCGGCTCTTGATAAATCACCCTCACCTCATTTGCGCGCTCTTGGGCATCGGTGCCAAGGCTTCCGGCGCAACCGATGATGTGCTTTTCTGGAATGTGAACGGTTGGTTCAATCCAGCGCCCGCATCGAATATTCGCCAGCCCATCCGCGTCCTGAAATAGGAAGCCATCTCCAGCTTTAAGAAACTCTTTGATAACCGCGCGGCGCTCATCCTCCGCCATGCGATAGGAGCCAGCCACGCGCCATTTGGCAACCGTGCGAGCGTCAACCGTCTCCACCGTCTCATCGCAGATCGCGGCCTCCTCCGCCACGTTCACCCAATTAATCGCATTCATGCCTAAGCCGTAACCATCGGCGCTCGCCAGATAATCGGCAAAGCATAGCGCCCAGTTGTCGGCATATTCCCACGTTGCCGAGCTGCCCTTGCGGTGCGAGCCGGAGCCCATGATCGGCTCGCCCTCCGCGTCATAGCCGATTATCGCGGTGCTATCCTTGCGCGGATCATAAACCGCCGTGGTGTCATAGGTTGCCGAAACCTCCGGCTCTCGACTGCCCTCGTAAACCTCCGAAAAATCCTCTGCCTTAACGCCATTGGCAATCATAAGAATTGAGGCGCACCCGCGCTGTCGGTGGTTGCTTGTCCATTCGGTAAAAACGCTGGAAAGCTGGCTATAGGCGGTTTGGGTGTCCGTCCCTAGCTTGCTAAAAATGCTTACCGCGTTTCGGAATTTTGCATCGGTAACCACGCCGGAGCCATCAACATTTACCACCTTGTTATTAAGCAAGAACTCGACAACCGCCGATAGTTTCCCCTGCGATGTGGTAACCAGAGCATAAAGGGTGCCGTTGCGGCTCTCATAAAAGGAGAGCTGCCCAGCAGCCCGAACGCGCCCGTAATGCCTAATGCGCGATCCCACATTTACCCGCGCCACGCGCTGCCCGTCTGAAGGCTTAGGGAGCTTGGGGCCAATGCCAAGCGCTTTGCCGATAATGCCGGTATCTACTGGGATGCCAATCTCATTAAGCACATACCCGCCCAATAGGCCGGTTGGCCCCACTAGGGCAATAATGACAGCGGTGAGGGCTTGGGGCATTCTGGCAAACTCCATGCGGCGATGAGCGGCGCGGCCACGATTAGCACGCGGTGCGGCCCTTTTGCCAGCCACTTGGAGCCAAGGCAGATTGCGCAAGTTGCGCCCATGCCTTCGATCGCTACCACCCCCACATCGCCGCGCACCGGCTCCGCGACCTCCTGCCAGCCAATCGAGAGCATAAGCCGCCGCGCATATTGCTCTAGCCCGCCCTCGTGCTGGAGGAGTTGGAGCATAGCCTTGCGCGATGTGTGATCAGGGAGCGGCTCCGGCTCGCGTCCGGTCGCCGCGTTGGCATAGCGCCAAACCTCCAGCCCGCAAGGATAAGGGTCGCAGCCAGAGCTTGCCCATTGGCGGATCGTTTGATCTAGCAGCCGCTCGCGCGCGAAACTCAAAAGTCCGGCCACGTAACCACCTTGTTAAACAGGCCCGGCACAAACTCGAAGCCAAGATCGCCAGCAAATCGCGCTTGCTGGTCGGCGTCAGTATATTGCGAAAATGCGGGCCGCGCGCGCATGGTGAAGAGGCTTTCCGCGCTTACCGTTATCCGGCGGGTCGTTGGCCCTTGAAGCTCAAATTTAGGCGTTTGCATTCTCCCTGCCCAAATTGAATAAGGGGCATCGAATAGCTCTAAAGGCCGGTCGTCCTCCATATTGTGAAACTGGATAAGCACCCTAACAAGGCGATCCCTGCCCTCTCCGGTCCACTCATCGCGGGCTAGGGCCATGATCTCCGAATTAATGCCGGAGAGCACAAAACTAGTCTCCGGCGCTTCGCCGTTAACCGCTTGCTCCAAACCGGAGATCGCGCCTAGCTGGCCTAGGCCATACCAATCAAAGCCGCCCGCCGTGATCTTGCCGGAGCCCGTCCAAATCCGCATTGGCTCGCTAGTGAAATCGAGATGCACAAGGAAGCTGGCCCGCACCGTGCGCCCACCAAGGGCCGCTTTAATCGTTTCTGGAAAAAGGCTCATGCTCCAGCCTCCGAAAGCGCCAGCTCATCGGGCAAGATCTCGACAAGCTCCAGAGAGGGCGCACCTATAATCCCTCGCTCAAGCGCGAGCTCCCCGCCCTCATCTAGCGCAAGCCGCATCAGGAGACGCGGGCGAAGGCGAAAGACGCCGCTTTCGTGATCCTGTCGCAATGCGGGTTGGAATTTAATGCTTGCCACGTTTGCGGCCCATGTAACCGAGGTGGCCAAATACGTCTCATCACCAATGCCAAAATAAAGGCCGCCATCAAAAATCTGGCCATAGCTTCCGAAATCAACGGAAATCAGCTTTTGCCCCTTAAGGCCGGAGGCGGTTACCCCCTCCAGATCCGTTGTAAGATATTCGGAGCCATCGGAGAATGGCGTCCCATCGCTATGAGGCACAGATCCCAAGCCTATCAAGGCATCGCTTGGCCAGAATTGCGGATCAAATACAGGCACGCGCAAGGCGTTTGCGCGGCCCTCCAGAGCGGCAACCATAGCCCGAAAGGATGGGATCAGGTGCCGCTTTAGGTTGTTAAACTCCAGCGAGAAAGCCCAGCGGGTCGAAAGAGAGCCCGCCACTTGCTCAAAGCCGGTGAGGCTCTCGCCGGAGGATCGGGTGCGATTGATCAGCCGGAGATTGATCAGGCGGGGGGAAAGCCCATTGGGCCATTCTATAATCATGCGCGCCTCTTTAGATTGTTGCCTACGCGGTCACCCACAACGGCGTCATATTGCCCAATACCCTGTTGCACGCCTTGGCGAACCATCTCCATAATCTCTTGATTACCGCGCGCGCCGTTCACGGTTACTGCGATCCGGCCCACGCCTCCACCTCCGCCGCCGGCCGCTTTCATGGCATCATTGCGCGAGAGCACGCGGCCCGATTGCGATGGGACAAACTTCTCACCCATGCCCACGGTATAGGCCCGCCCCGGCACAACCGGCCCGCCCACCGCGCGGCCTTGGATAGCCGATGAAAGCGCGCTTCCAATAAAGCTGCCAAGCCCGCCATCGCCAAATAGCATTTTCTCCACGCTCTTTAGGGCGGAGGTAATCGCATGATCGAAAAACCGCTCTAGCAAGCTGGCGGCCACCTCGCGGAGGCTACCGCGTCCCGCCAAAACATCGCGCAATGAGAGCATAATGCTATCACCAAGGCGCTCGCCAAAATCCTGCAAAGCGAGCTGCGCCTCGTTGGCAAGCGGCGGGATGGTGCCGATTACCTTTGAAAGATCCTGCATTGGGATAGACAGGCTTTCCATTTGAGGCAGGCCAGCCCTAGGCGAAATCTGATTTTCCACGCCCTTGCGCTCTGCCTCTAGCTTGGCCTTGGCCGCGTCATAGGTTGGCTTGTCAATGATGCCCTTGGCGCGCGCCTTGTCCAGTGTGGCCATATCGGCAAGCACCGCCTTGAGCTGCGCTTGGAGCGGGAAAAGGTGATCGAGCACGCCCGAAACCTCGGTGGCCAGATTGCGGAAAGCGGCCTTGGTGCTGTCCGTTGCCTTCTTGGCCGGATCGACCATGAGCGACTGTAGGCGGGCCATATTTTGCCCGATCTCGTCGACCATATCGGGGATATACGAATGCCCCACCACCGCATCATAGAGCTCGAAAAACCATTGGCCCACCGCCTTGAGCTTGTCCCCCAGCCACTTAAAAACCGCGCCTAGCTTGTCTTGGAGGTAGGTTTTGACGCCAGCATAGAGCTTGGAAAGAAAGGCGGTGATCTTATCCCAATTCTTCCAAGTCAGATAAACCAGCGCAACCGCCGCCGCGATAGCTGCCAAGGGGACAAGGATCGGCGCGAGCGGTGCCAGAAGCGCAATAAACGCGGAGGCAAGCGCCGCAATGGCAGAGCCGAGAGGCGCAAGGATCGGGAAAACATAGGCAAGAGCCTGCCCCAATGTGGCGGCACCGCCTGCGAAAGCCGCCACCGCAAAGCTCGCGCTGGAGACAAAGCCAATCATTGCGCCCACGCCGGTGGCAACCGCGCCAAAGATTGCCACTAGAGGGCCGATTGCAGCGGCCACAACAGCGAGGGTGGTTGCAAAGCCTAGAGTTGCAGGGCTTGCCTCCGACCATGCGTCTACAAGCCCCGCAACCGCCTGCACAATGGTGGTGAGGTTTTCCAGCAAGCCAGATTGAGCGATCTTAATCGCCAGCGTTTCCAAGGCCCCCTTGAGCTGGTCAAGCTGCCCGTTAAAGCCTTGCATCCGCTTGGCCGCTTGGTCTGCTGCATCCGTTGCCGCGAGCTTTTGCTGGATCTTGTCCAGCCCGTCCGCGCCCGCGTTCATCAGGCCCACCGCCGTGCGGATTGCATCGGTGCCAAAGAGCCGCTCAAGAGCCTTGTTGCGCGCCTCATCAGACAGGCCCGCGAACTTGGTTTTCAGTTGCTCCGCAATGTCCCCGATGGGCTTCATTTTGCCAGCCGCGTCAAAGAACTTGAGCCCGAATTGCTCCATTACCGCCGCCGCATCCTTAGTCTTAGGATTGAGCGAGAGGAGGAAAGTCTTAAACGAGGTGCCAGCATCCGCGCCGCTTGCAAATTGCGATGAGGTAGCCGCCAAGGCCGCCGCGAAATCCTCAAAGGAAAGCCCCGCCGATCCGGCCACGCCGCCCGCTTGCGCCATCCCTCCGGTGAAATCGGCAAACTCGAATTTGCTTTCGTTAACCGCGCCGGTGATCAGGTTGACGATTTGCGGGAGATCCGCCGCCGTGCGCTTAAATTGGGTGAGCGTGTCGGTGATTGCCGAGGCCGCCGGATCTAGCTCCGATCCAGCCGCCGCCGCAAGGTTGGTTACCGCCGCCGCCGCGCCGCCTAGGATTGTCTTGGTGTCAACGCCCGCCTTGGCAAGCATCTCCATTGCGCTTGCGGCTTCCGAGGCACCAAAAACCGTGCTCTTGCCAATGTCCAGCGCCATCTTTTCCATTGCCGCCATCTCGCCGGAGGTCGCCTCCGAGGCGATTTGAATGCGGATCATTCCTGCCTCAAAGTCGCCCGCCGTTTTGACAATGCCAGCGCCAGCGGCAAGGAGCGGCGCGGTGATTGCTGCACTCATCACCGCGCCAGTTTTCATCATGCTTTGGCCGGTCTGTTGCCAGCTCTTGCCCACATCGGAAAAGCTCCGCTTCATGCCATCGGCGGTCTTCCCCACCTCTTGCGTGGCGCGATCCAGCTCCGATCCAAAGCCGGAAAGGTCAACGCCCACCGAAACAAAGAGCTTTTCTAATAGTGTGCCGATCATTGGTCTGGATGCTCCTGCATTAGTGCCTCTAGCTCATCTCTGCCAAATGGAAGGTCGGCCTCCTCCGCGCCGATGCTCTCCATGTAGCCATCATAAGCCGCGAGCCATTCCTTGACGCTATAGCGCCAAAATGTCGCCGGAGCCATGCGGAGATGGCCAAGCGCGAGCTCCAGCCACCTCCGCCACGGCGTTGCAGGATCTAGCCCTCCTTGGCCGCCCGGCGCGCCTGTCGATTTCCACCGGGCGCGTTTCCCTCCGTTTCATCGTTGGCCGCGTTCATGGCTTCCATTGCAACGCGGATTGCCGAGGGCGTCACAGCCCACCGGCGGATCTCCTCAATAGTGTGCGCGCCATCATCCGGCCCGCCCATCATCAGGGCATGAATGACAGTTGCCAGCGCCTTGGAGGATGGATTTGCGCCCACCTTGGCCACCGCCTCCTGCAAATTTTCCGCTTCGAAAGCGTCCTCAAGGGCGGCCATCCCGGCCATTGTGAGGCAAAGGGTGATTACCCCCACGTTGGGGACGTTGATTTCAGTCTCTCCGCGCGCGCGATTTGCCATTGTTAAAGCTCCAAAAGAAAAGGGCGCGGAGCCCAATTGCCCCGCGCCCCCTCTCATAGCTCTTGCGAGCGAGCGCCGCTAGAGCGCCACGCCTGCCGATGTGATCCGCACGTTAAGCGCGGTGGTGCTTGTCGCCACGCCGATAACGGTCGGATATTCGCCCGCGCCCACATCGGCCACCGGACAAATACCGCCGGGCGTATCGGAAAGGTAATAGGCAACGCCTGCGGTGAGCGTGCCGCCGATGGTGATCGGCCCCTCCTTATGCACCGCGAGAGGCTGGCCATTGGAAGCGCCGTTAAGAGCGATCCCGCCCGGCGTGCGCGCGGCGGCGGTGCCGCTATTGCTGTCCGCGAGCTTCCACTTGCTGTCCGCCGCATCATAGTAAACCGCTTGGCCCGCCGTGATCGTAGCGCCAGCGGTGCCGCGATCCGAAGTCGCGCCAGCCAAAGAAAGGACGTTGGCGGCGGTGATGGTAATATCTGCCATGAATAGGCCTCCTTATGCGGCGGTAAAGGTGAGCGGCCCCGCGCTCTCGAAGCTCATCGAGAATTGCGCTTCCCCGTTATATTCGCCCGAATATTCCAGCGAGGGAATGTCAAAGAGGCCCTCAAAGGTGCCGAAGTCGGGGATTACAAATTGATATTCCGCGATCACATCGGTCATAAAATTTGTTTTGATCAAGGCCTCGTTGGCGCTGTCCTTGAAAACGCCGGAGCCGGAGATGGAGCATGATTTCACGCCCGCGCCAGAAAGCAGCTCGCGCCACTGGTCAACGCTATCGCTGTCGGTAACGTCAACCGTCTCTTTGTTCAGAGAGATGCTCTTGCTTCGCATCCCGCCGATGGTGCCAAACGTGCCTGCCCCGTTGGTGTCCACCTTAATCAGGATTGATTTACCCTTTTGCGCTGCCATCTTAATTTTCCTCCGTCACCGCCCGAAACTGAATAACGCCGTGGTAGGCTTGCCCATCGGGGTCGCGAAGCCTGTCTTGGAATTGGTAGCGTATATTGATCAAGCGATGCCCGGTCAATGAAGCGCTCCAATCGCGGAAAATGCACTCCAGCCGGTAGAGGATCGCGCCAATCTCTTTCTTGCCCTCGTAGGCGCTCCAAACGTGGAGCATGACGGTATGCTCATGCCCAAAGCCCGCATCGGTTTCGGTGGGCGTCACATCCCACTCCAGCGCGCCCGGCTCATCATAGGCAATGTAAGGCATCGGCGCGCTCTCCGGCACAAGGTCATAGAGCCGCACCGGATCGCTCACCAAAGCCTTGAGCGTCACATCCGCCATGATCGCGGCGCGCATTGCCTTTTGAAGCTCAAAACCGGGATCACTCATTTGCCCATCCTTGCCTGAATTGCCGCCTTAATGACGCCCGCAATGCGATTGCGCCAGCTCTCCACGGTTGGCAAGAGGAAGGGCCGCTTGGCCATCTTTCGCGTGCCATACTCCAGCAAGGCGGCATAAAATTTTGCAAAGCCAACGCTCACCTCTAGGGCGCGCTCATCCAGCTCGTGAAAGCCGGAATTGACAAGGCCGCCGGTGTCCGTTGCCGGAGCCTCGCCCGGCGCGGATGCTTGGTGAGTGCGCTTTGGCCCATATTTCTTATAGACGCGCCCCGATGCTGGCCCACGCTGGATTTTCATCTTGGCCGCGTTCAACATCGCCAGCCCCACGGCGTTTAGGCCATCAATCGCGGCGGCGCGCACCTTGGGCTCAAGCCCCGCAAAGCCCCCATCAACATCCTCTCGCCGCACGCGGATCTTGGCGGGGTTTTTCCTAGGTTGCCGCCTTGCCGGAGGGTGAGCTCTAGAAACTCGCCCGGCCTGCGATCGGGGTCAGCATCAACCGCCGAAACCACATAGAGCGCGAGCCCGTCCGGCTTGGCGGTGCTGCCTAGGCTTGGCTCTGCGGCCCCAGCGGTGAGCCAATAGAGCGTTACCCCCTGCCCAATGCCGGAGCGCTTGCGGGTGATCGCTTTATGCGTCACGCGCTCTTGCAATTGGGAGTAGGTGTTGGCCTCCATTGCGCCCACCGTGGTGATGCGGCCCCAAACAATCGCGGCCACGGCATCGGCCCGCGCGTTGCCGCCTCCGCCATCCGGCTCGCGGATAACCTCCATGATCGCCAGCCGGTGCCGCATCCGGCCAATGCTCCGCCCGCCCTTCATAGCTTGGCGATCCGAAACTTGGACAAGATCCGGCCCACTTGCATAGGCACGCGGTTTGGATCATCCGAGATGCCCCAGCCCAATTCGCGGTTTTCATACCAATGCGCGGCGATTTGCAGGATGGCGATGCAAAGCGCCTTAGGCACCGCCGCCGCGCTCGCATGGCCCGCCACATAGCGGATTACGATCCCCGAAGCGGCGCGGGTGGTTAGCGGCCAAGTCGCCCCGTCATTAAGCGCCAGTCGCCCCGGCCTGTTGCCGGTGTCCGCGAAATAGTTTCCCGCGCCCCATACTGTCGCGTTGCCCTCGCTGTCATAGGTTTTAACCGATGTGATCGAGAAGAGCGGCGCTTTGGGAAGCTCCACGTAACGCGGCGCGCGGCCAATCAAAGCCCCATCGCGCGGGCCATCCCACCAGCCCAGCCCGTCCCCCCCGCTTGGCCAAGCGTCAAGCGTTAGCTCGCGCGTTTGGCTCACCAGCGTTAGGCCGGTCGCCTCCTCTACATATTCGCGCGCGCCTTGGATCAAAAGGGCGAGCACGCTGTCCGCATCGGCTGGATCGCGCAAATATTCGCGGAGCTCGCCCACGCTCACCGGCTCCGATGCCGGGCCAATAATCAAAACATCACCCATTTGCGCCTCCATTGCTGCCCCCTCTTATCCCAAACGCGGAAAGCGGGCAAAGAAAAGGGCCGGTGAGGTTTCCCCCACCGGCCCCTGCCTTTTCCCGCCCTTTCCGGCCTTCCAATGACTTCCGAGCGGCCCGCCGGATAAGAGCAAAGCAATCAGGGCGGGCTCGCCTACCCTTTACCCAAGCAGGGCAACGCGGGAGAACAGAGCCGCCCAGATCACATTAAGCCGGAGGGTTGGGGGCCGGTTGCTGATCCGGCGTGGTGAGCCAGACAGCGGCGATAAGCGCGGCGCTCGCGTTATTGGCGGGGGTCACGGTCGCGCGGATGTAGCGCTTGGAGCCCTTATAGCCAATCTTGCGCACCTTATCGTCATCGGCAAAACCGAAGCCCGCGAGCGCGGCGGTGCCGATGAGATCCGTTGCGGCCACCGTGGTGTAGCCAGAGCCGGAGGCGTTGCTCTCCTCCAGCAAAACGGCAAAGGTCGCATCGGCATCAGCGAGCGAGCCGGTGAGGATTGCCAAGCAAGCGGAAAGGTTGCCCTGCATATCCAGCACTTGCGAAACTTGGGCGGTGTTGTCGGCCACCGAAACCGGCGAAATCGCCCGCTTCATTGCCAGCCGGTTCATAAGATCAAAACGCATTTGCCTATCCTTTCAGGCCAGAAAAACAGAAAAAGGGGAGAGGCCGAAGCCTCCCCCCCAAAGCCGCTTAGGCTTCCATCTTAAGCAGCTTGATAGCCTCCGCCATCCGAATGCCGCCGCCCACGCGCTTGGTGGTGTAGAACAGCACGTTTGGCTTGCTGGTGAAGGGGTCACGCAGCACGCGGATGCCGAACTTATCTACCACCTGATAGGCCCGCTTGAAGTCTGCGAAGGCGATGGAGTAGCTGTTCGCGGCGATGGCCGACATGTTGTCGTCTGTATAGACTGGCTTCATCAGCACAGTGGCAACTTCGCCAATCGCGGTCGGAGCCGACCACACAAACTTGCCGTCAACGTCCTTCAGCTTGCGCACCGCGCCCATGGTTGCATCCGACATGAGCCAAGATGCGCCATTGCGATAGCCAGCCTTCAGCGAGTAGTAGAGGTCAATCAGCGGATCGGCTGGCGACACTGAAGTCGTAGCGGTCGGGAATGCCCCAGATGCACCAGTGCCGATAAAGCCAACGCTGCCCCAAGCGTAGGAAGCGTTCGCGACGTTGGTGTAGGACAGGATGCCGCGCGGCTGGTTCACACCGGAGCCGGTCGCAAAGGTCGCGCCTTCCTGACGGCCAAAGAGGCTGTTGAAAAGGGTTTTGCGGATACCGTGATGGATGCTGACATGCCGGGCGCGAGGGCTCACGCCGCGCCGCAGATCAACGCCAAACGGAAACTGGATGCGCTCTTGGCGCAATCCGGCGTGTCGCGTGTCGAGCGGCGCCGGATGCTCAACGAGGTTGCAGGGGGTGCGCAAGACACCCTGACGGTCACGCATGACGCTGGCCTTGACGCCGCTGCCCTCGCGCAGCTTCTGAAAACCCTGCGTTCATAAGGAGACACTCAATGTCTTACGCAAAACACCCCGTTCGCGGGCTCGTCGGCGTTCGCGCTGATGCCAGCGACCCCAAGGCTCTGCTGACCCAGATCAACAGCGCATTCGAGGAATTCAAGGCCACCCACAACGCCGACCTGAAAAAGGCCGACGTGGTTCTGACCGAGAAAACCGACCGGATCAACGGCGACATCTTGGCCATGACCAAAGAGTTCGACAAGGTCAACGCGGCGCTCGCGGCACTGAAAGTCGGCGGCGCTGGTTCCGACAAAGACCCGGCCGTGGGCGAACATGCCAAGGCGTTCAACCGCTTTTTCCGCAAGGGCGTTGAAGGCGATCTGGGCGACCTGCAAGTCAAGGCCAAACTGACCACTTCCTCGGCCCCGGACGGCGGCTATCTGGTTCCCGAGGAAATGGAAAAGGGCATTGACCGGGTTCTGGGCACGGTGTCCACCATCCGCTCGCTGGCCAACGTCATGACCATCTCGGAAGGCGATACCCACAAGTTGCTGGTCAACCAGGGCGGCGCCGGTTCGGGTTGGGTGGGCGAGCAAGAAGCCCGCACCGAAACCAACAGTCCGACGCTGAAGGAAATCTCGATCAACCTGGGCGAAGTCTATGCCATGCCTGCAACCTCGCAGCGTATGCTGGACGACGGCCGGATTGACGTGGGTGCCTGGCT